GCACGTGGAACTCACCACACCAAGCACCTAGCTACCCCAAGCAAAACAGGACCAGTCAAAAGACCCCTCAGCGGACTCCTCAGCAGAAGCACGAGCAGCGTCAGGAGAAGAGTCAGGAGAACCCACCCCACACAAGGAGTCTACCCACTCCTGCCACTTTGAGCGCAGCAGCTCATGGGGAGGACGGCCCTCCCGGTAAGCCTGAGCGAGCTCCTGCATAGTCAGCCAGGGAAAGCCGTCAGTAGCCCGGGGAACATCACGGCGCCCCTTTACCTTAGAGGCATCCCAAGCCAGGCCCATGCGGTCAAAAATGGCCCGCTTCTTGGGGTCCAGTTCACGCTGAAGGCGGACTATGGGAGGTTCAAAAATAGCATAGGTATCGTAGCAGGAGGCAGCAAGGGGGTCCAAGATAACGACGCTATTACGGGCAACGCCCTCAAAGATGCCCTTGGCTTGGCGCTGCATCATGCCCAAGGACTCGTCCATTATGGACGTATAACGGAGGACCTTACGACCCCGAGCCCAAGGGAGCAGGAGAACACGCAACCAAAAGGGAGCAGGGCGAGCCCAGTAGACGAAGGCAACCAACTCCCTCACTATGGCATCCACAGAGCCATAGCGCTGAGTAGCCAGGTAAACATCCACCCCCACCTTGCGGTGCTGAGACCAGAAGGCAATGACCTCCACGGGAATAAGGTCAAACTGCCGGGAGGGAAGCCACATATGGGCCTCATCAAAGAGCAACACGCCATCATGAACATTCAGCAACTCGGAATAATCCCGTATCTCACGGATAAGGTCAGTACGCAAGACGGCCTCCCTATGGGAGAGCTTAGCCCTCTTGCGAAGCCAATAGTAGACGTTTTCCCGGATAAAGCCGAAGTTGGCATAGACGGGGCGGCCTGCTGCAAGAGACTGGAGGCCCTTGAGAACCAGGGCGTAGGATTTACCACTGCCAGGAATACCCACGAAAGCCTCTATCATCAGCGACCACCACGAATGAAGGTAATGACCCGCCAAGCCGCCATAAGCGCATAGAAAATCATCCAGAGAGAGCCCGCAGCAAGAGCATCAGTAATGGGCAAAATCTGATTAGCAACGTTGAAAGCGGGAATAATCACATCATGGACAATAGTCAGGTCAGGAGGGATAGGAGGCAAAAGACGAGCCAGAACAACAAGGACAGAAAGGCCAGCCTCAACGAGATGGCCCAGCAACCAAAAGACCCCGTTGACGAGCCACAAAAGAACCTGTACCAGGAGATTCCAAGCGGTGGATATAACCCAGCCGACCAAACCCAGAACCCACTGAGCCACCGCCTGAACCGTGGCAACCAACCAGTGAGCCACGGCGGAGAAGGTGCTAGCCAGCCACTGGAGGAGGTCCAGGAGACCGGAGATTATCGCGCCCATACGCACCTCCCTTCACCCGCACCCATCCCACCAAAGAGTTTGCCCCGGGGGGGCACCCCGTCAAGGCGCCTTCGGCCCCCTCCGGGCCGGGCCTCCGGCAGGTCTCCACCCGGTCCTCGCGAAGCTCCGGACATCGTAGAGGCTTGCACGGCCCGGCCCTCCGGGGCTAACGGCCTTGACGGGGCCCCGCCCCCCCAGGAAAGAGGCATGGTGGGGATGGGCGCGGGAAAAATGTGCTTGTGAAGGGGTTCACTTTTGGACATCCAGGGCCCTCCGGATTACGGCGAAGCCGAAAGCAACCCAGACCAGCCCCGCGAGAACGGGGCGGAAAGACGTAGCAAGCTGCCACACGGGGGTACTGCAAATATCCACGGCCAGGGTACCCAAAGGGGGCAGGGAAAGCTGAATAGCGCATTGAGCATCCGCAAAAGACACCCGCTGGCGAATAGCCGCAATTATGCCAAAGGGAAAGCGGTCCTTCAAAATGTTCTGTACCTCAGCAAACTTCTGAGAAACCCGGTCAACTACCTGCTGCCTCCATGCCTCAGCCAGGGGGTTCAACTTATCCCACTCGGGAAGCTTTTCACGCTCAACTTGCTCAACCTCGGGCAACTGCACGGGGTCAATACGGCCAGAAGGAGGCCCACCGGGCCACTGAGGTTCATCAGGGTTCTCTTCAGGCTGCTGTTCAGGAGGAGTATCAGGATAAGAAGCGGGGTCGTTAGGGTTAGTCCCCTTGCGTATTTCCTCCTCGTCAGAATAGCCATCCCCATCAGTATCTACCCAAGGACTAGTAGGGGAACGGCGGACAGGATAAGAAGCGGGGTCATAGGGGTCAGTACCCTGCTGGACCTCCTCCAGGTTAGTGTAGCCATCCCCATCCGGGTCCCCATTAGGGTCAGGGTAAGCCTGAGGGTTATTTATCAGGTCAGGCCAGGGAACTCCCCGCCTATTGGCCTCCCTCCACTCCACCGGGTCAGGCCATCCATCCCCGTCAGTATCTATGTCAGGGCGGGTAAAGGGGTTATCGGTCCACTGATTAGGGTTAGGAATGGGTTCAAGCTGAACTCCCGGGTAGGGAGCATAAGGGGAACCAATAGGGTTCCTGTCCAGGTAAGTAGTAACCGCCTGCTTCACGCCATCAGCAGCGTCAGGATGCGACTGCAACCAATCAGGGAGAGGAGGACGGTCAAGCTGAGGGGCCACAGCTATACACGTCCACCCCGAAGGGCAAGTACCCGGGGGAGGAGAAACATACTGAGTAGGAACGCCCTGAAGCTCAGAATAGTTGCGAACCAAGTGCCAGTTATACCAGTGTTCGGTAAACGACTGCAAGGAAGGCACGTCGCACTTGCCATAGCTGGAAGTAGAATAGAAGTTGACTTGCCGACCATTCACATACGCCACGGCAATAAAATCCCGATAGGAGCCCCTATCAATACAGCGGCCAACTTCAACATAAGGATTACTCCAGAAATACCAGCGGTCCAGAGAAGTACCCGTTTGAGCCTTGAGAACGTTATAGAAGTAGTCCAGGGCAGTATAGACAAGAGCAGACCCAAGAACGATAGCACCGCCCCAACGGACATAGCGGCCTACAGTAGCCGACTTACGAACAGCAGAATCGGGCCACCGGATTACTTCAGCCACGACCATATCCTGAACAGCGGAGCGAATGGCATCCCTATACAACTGAGGTTGAGCAAGGGCAGGCCCTCCCCACCCTAGGGAGAGGAGCACCAGAAGGATGGGGAGGGCCAATCGGGACATGGCCTAGCCCTTCAGGAACTTCTTGGCGTAGCGCCACGCCGCGCTAAGGCCGATGGTCAGGCCCAAGAGCGCGACACCAGCGCCCGCGATAGCCAGGATGTAGTTTTGAACGGTGCTAACGATGGCCCCAGCATCAAACTCCACGGCACTCACCTCCTTTCTGAGCCTTCACGGGAGTAACCTCCCGATTGCTCCTAGAGCCGGCGAAGGAGATTGCGGAGGAACGAGGCCACAAGGCCAGCACCGAGGCCCCACCAGAAGGCGGCGAAAACCTCACCGTAATCCACACTTCACCCCCACAGAGAACACAAGAACCCGGGGGAGCAAAGGTATAAAGCAGGCCGCACCTGACGCACTGCAACATCACAACCCCCCATAGAGACGGCCCGCATACCGATACGCCGCCAGCAGGGTGTAGGGCAAGGCCGTCATGCCAAGGACCCAGAGGAACCAGGTGGCCGGATTCATCTACCAATCCCCCCCAATAAGGAGCCCGCCTATCAGCCCGAGGCCAAAGGCGAAAACCTTTAGAGCCTCATGGAGATAGGCAGGGTCAATCACGCCTTGACCTCCTTACGCTCAGGAACCACGGCGGCCTCAAAGCGAGCAGAAACGATTACGGGGCGAGCCTCGGCCTTGCCAGCGTAGCTAGACACGGAGACCTCCACGGCAAGGTCATAGAGGCCAGGCAGGACCTTGAACTGGTCCACAACCTCGGGAACGGCCTCAAGCTCAGCAGTAGCAAGCCCCCTAGTGTTGGGGTTACGAGGAGTAGAGGCCACGATTACCCTAGCCGCCTTAGTGCCATCCTTCCGCGCGTACTCAGTAACTCCTAGAACCAAAACCTTCATCCCACACCTCCAAACCTGTATGCCTCAGGCATAAGACCAAACCGCGCCAGCTTGCGGGCACGCACGCCTTCGTAGTCCAGAGAAAGACGCTCAACCCCGAGGACCTTAGAAAAACGCCGGGCAACGGCGTACCAGAAGGCGGAGAAGTCGGCAGAGATACCAGCAGAAACGACCGCCGTCATGAATGCGCCAAAAGACTGCTTCACCAAGGCCCAGGGGTCCACAACTCCCAGACGCTTATCCCTCACCACCGGACCAAAACCCTCACTCTCACCCCCTTTTTTGAAAGCCCCTTGAACCAAAAGCCAAAGCGAATCCACGGGAGCATCCCAGGCATACTTGTAATTGCCCCTATCCCGAAGCAACAACCAAGAACCCGTCAGATACTCCCAGATATGCGGGACGGCCCACAAGAACGTATCCCAATCGCGAACATCAGAGCCATCCCCAGGCACAACCATCTCAGAGAGAGCTTCCGTGCGAAGCTGATACTCCACGCGAATCACTTCCCCAGAAATGGGCCCGTGAGCCTCCTCATACGCCTTGAGGAGGACACGCGTCAGAGGCTTAGACTTGGCTTCAACACTCTTGGAGTAGACCCGAGCCATGAGGGGGCCCCGGCCAAAGGTGAAGCCGGACCACTCCCGACCACGCATGTAAGCAGCAACGTGCTCAGGACCCTCCTCCCAGGAGGGGGGGACCTGAAGTCTGGTAGCGGGGGGCGTGTTACTCATGGGCCCCCCTTCGCCGTGGGGGGCGGGGGCCTGGCGGCCCTCCGCCTCCCCCACGAAGTAGAGCCCACGGATACGGCTCCGGGACGTGAAGCGGTCCACATCCTGGACCTTCAAGGTGCCCGGCTCCACCTCCACATCAACAAAGAGGTCAGCACGGGAAACCTGAACACGCTCAGGACGGGAACCCGTCAGATTCTGCAGGGCATCCAAGAGCCAGGAAACGACAGCCTGAGCATCCCGGCGAGCGTACATCATGAAGCGGCCCGTAACCTCCACGCGGACCGCCGGGAAAGTACGCCGCCGTGTAGCATCCTTCACAGCCGAAAGGCTCACGAGAAGAGCGTCAGCCCCAAAGCTCAACTGCCAAGGATAATGACGGGTAGGCCGCACTAAAGCCGCTTCATAAAGGGTATCCTCCAGAGCAGGGTTAGGAATGGGCAGGTAAGCGTCCACCCCCCAAAAAATGGCCTCCTCGGGATTGACGCGGTACTGGTCCTTGAGTAGGTCAAGCTTCTCAGGAAGGCCCTCGGGAAGGGTATAGGCCCCGTCAGCCCAGTAGAAGTTGAGCACGAGAGTATCCAAGCCATGCCCGAGCAGCTTCATCTTGGCAGGGGATTGTAAGACTACACTACCTCCCTTGTCAAGAGTCAAGAGGAGAATGCCGACCTAGACGCTACGGACAACAACAGCCCAAGCCGCCCTAGCCAGCCTATGGGCCACGGCCACACGAGCCACTTGGGGAGGCTTGCCCGCCTGCAGTAGGCGAGCGTAAAGGGACGCGTACGGCTCAACCTTGACGGCATGGAGAGAAGCAAGCCAGAATCGGAGCCCAGGCCAGTCTTTCCCACGACCACGAAGGCCAGTATACTGGACGGCCTACACTATCCCCAAACCAGATTAGCACCTGCCCACCTTGTACGA